CCAGGGCAGGCGTCTTGTTCCATCTTCAGATTACAGTGGACATGGAACTTCCGTGCTGGGAATTGCAGCAGGAAATGGGAGGGCATCAGATGGAGTGAATCAGGGAGTTGCCTGTGAAAGTGATCTGTTGGTTGTGAAAATGGGAATTCCCAGAGAGAACTCCTTTCCCAGAACTACGGAACTGATACAGGGGATTGATTATCTGGTGAGGCAGGCGCTGGCTATGGGAAGACCAATGGTGATCAATCTCAGTTTTGGAAATAATTATGGCTCACACAAAGGAGATTCCCTCCTTGAAACATATATAGATATGGTTTCTTCCATAGGACGTCTGGCTATCTGTACAGGTACAGGGAACAACGGCAATCAGCCTCTGCATGAGGGAGGAATCCTGAAACAGGGACAGACCAGACAGATAGAATTATCTGTGAGCAGCAGAGAACCAACATTAAATGTGCAGTTATGGAAATCTTATGAGGATGAAATGAGTATTTATATTGAAAATCCATCCGGAAATCGGATCGGTCCCTTAGATGAAAAACTTGGTCCTCAGAGGTACAGGCTGGGAAATACAGAGCTTTTAATCTATTATGGCAAACCTGGACCTTATCATCTGACACAGGAAATCTACATAGATTTTCTTTCTGTGGAAACTTATGTGGACAGTGGAGACTGGAAAATCATCTTAAGTGGAAAAAGGGTCAGAGGAGGAGAATATTATCTGTGGCTGCCGGGTGGAAATACCCTGAACAGAGGAACTGGGTTTTATGAACCAAGGGCATATGGGACATTGACCATACCTGCTACCGCCCGGCGGGTTATTACAGTTGGAGCATATGATTCGCTGGTTGACTCCTATGCGGATTTTTCCGGAAGGGGCAGCAGAATGCTGCCATATCTGAAACCTGATCTGGTGGCACCCGGAGTGAACATAGTTGCCCCCGTACCCGGTGGTGGTTACAGAACAGTAACAGGGACTTCCTTTGCAACACCCTTTGTCAGCGGATCCGCAGCATTGTTAATGCAATGGGGGATTGTAAATGGAAACGATCCCTATCTCTATGGGGAAAAAGTAAAAGCTTATCTCCGAAAAGGCGCCAGACCATTGCCGGGGTATGAGGAGTATCCCAATGAAGAGGTGGGATGGGGGGAGGACGTTATAATAAGGTTACATTGAAGAAAGTCAGTAAAATCAAGTGTTTCCGTTCATTTTCCTAATATAGAAACGAAGCACTTTCACCATGATTTTGAAGAAAATCTGCCCGGGTTGGATTCAAAATGATATGGAAAGAAAGATTTGTAGCAATGACGTAACATGAACATCTGGTTTTGTTACAGATAAAAGTTTAAACGAAAGAGAGGTCACAGTAATATGAAACTGACTTATACAAATGTAAATGGATACCTGATTCCCAATTTCACCTATAAATCTGGTGAGCAGATGGAGCAACTTGGCAAGTATGGTTTTCTTCGCAGAGATTATCTGAAGAACCATCGAAATTCAACGTATCAGGTGATGCTTCTGCAGGACACGATTGGAAAGCATCTTCTGGAAGTGGACAAGGCAGCCAGAGAACGGGAAGAGGTAATTCTGAAGCAGTTAGAAGAAAAAGAACCACTGCCGGATAAAGAAGCAGATCAGATGGCATGGGTAAGAGCTGCTAATCAACACAAAGTGATTGTGGAAGAGATTATCCTGAAAGAATTGATTTATGTATAAGGATTGCCAGTAATCAATCTGGCAGATAACTGATAAAAATAGAATATTGTGAGCGAAGTAAGGCGTGAGTCATAAAATATGGCTTGCGTCTTTTTCTTTGCCTGAAAGGAAGTGATAAGTTTGAACAAGAAGTTTTTGAAGCATTATATGGAAACCAATCCAGAAGGGACAGCACAGACCTATATCTTTCTGGTGGACAATCAGGATATCGCACTGAATATTGTGATGTCAGGTTATCAGGCACTTTGTCTGGTGCAGGAAGATGACGGATATTATTTCAGTGCAGATTCCTTTATAGAAGAAATGAGAGCTATTCAGCTTACTGGAAGCTGTCAGTGTGCCTATCATTATGTGGCTTCCTGTACGGTGAAGTGGGTAAATGATAAGTTACTGACATTTTTCAAAGACGCTGGTCTTGATGGAAAAGCAGGCTGGCAGTTGTTCAAAGAGAAGGAGTACCTTGGCAAACTGGATAATCAGAAAGAAGTTGAGAAATTACTGGAACAGTATATTCTTCGGTTTGAGCGAGATCCGAAAGAAGAACCGGAACTGAGCCGTTTTCATTTATTTGATGCAAAAGGGAATGTGAAAGGTGTCCGGGATATGGAGATTGTAGATTACCTGGTGGAGAATGTTCAGTTTTTTGTGGTGGGAATCACACCGTATTATTATGAGCATGGTGTTTTCTTGGAAGACCATGATGGGGTAAGAATGAAATACCGTATCCAGAAGCTGATCTATCGTGACCAGGTACAGAGTGGAGTGATCAAAAGAATCTATAATCTACTGATCACACAGCCAAAAGTTCACCGAGAGGCATATGAACTAAATAAACAACCTGTGCGGTGGATTAATTTCAAAAATGGATATTATGATCCGGTTACGTGTGAAATGCTGGAACACAATCCAGATTATCTGACAATCAATCAGATACCATTTCCCTATTATCCGGAGGACAAGGAGCAGGTGTTGCAGGGTGGAGAAAATATCAAAAAGTATCTTGCATCGTCTCTTCCTAACAAAGAAGAACAGCAGACATTCTGGGAGTATTTTGGATACTGCATGACACAGGATACGCAGTTTCAGAAATTCCTTACACTGAAAGGAAATGGTGGAACCGGAAAGTCTGTGGCAGTATCGCTGATCCAGCATGTAGTTGGAATCACCAATATGTCCAGCATTTCTTTGCAGGATTTAAATAAACGATTCTATGCGACTGGAATGTATGGAAAGCTGTTAAATGCCTGTGCGGATATTCCCTGCAAAGCAATGGAGAACACCGATGTATTAAAGAAAGCAGTCGGTGAGGACACACTGATTTATGAGAAAAAAGGACAGGATGCAATTCATTTCCACTCTTATGCGAAGCTGCTTTTTTCTACCAATGAAATGCCGCAGAATCTTGAGGATAAGTCAGATGCTTTTTATCGTAGACTACTGATTCTCGATATGAACCGGGTAGTAAAAAGTGGTGAAAAAGATCTGCACTTAAAGGAAAAGGTACAGGCAGAATCCGATTATGCAATTCATATGGCGATGATTGCATTGAAAAATCTGTACGAACAGGGAAAGTTCACGGAGAGCGAACACAGCAAAGAATGTGTAAGAGAAGTGCAACGGACGTCAGATAGTATCTGTGCTTTTATTGATGAGTCATTGGTGTGTGCCAAAGGAAAACGTCTGAAACGAAGTGAAGTGTTCCATATGTATGAGGAATACTGCAAAGAGAATGGCAGGCAGGGGCATGGTAAATCCAACTTTTTCAGGAATATGACAGATAAAGGTTTCCTTCTGAAGCAGTACAATGGTGAATTCTATTATCAGGATATTGCAGTTAAGGAAGAAGATTTTTGTCCTGTAGATCCAGAAGAAAGAATACCTTTTGAAGAAACAGATACAGATTATAAACAGATACAATTAAATATGAATCAGGGAATTAAGGGCATTTAGGGCAAAATAAGCAAAAAGAAATGTTACCGGAGCAGGAGAAATAACAAAGATAGCTGCCAGAGTACATAAAATTTTGCTTTTTTTACACTGACTGCCCTTTTTTATGTATCAACATTTTAGCTGATACAAATATAAGTTTTTCCCGAATTTGGGAAAAAGTCAAAAATAAACATTAAGAAAGTATGAGGTATGATTATGAGAATGATGAAAAACAACAATAATGAGACAGTTACAGTGATCGGGATTGATCATGGGTATGGAAACATGAAAACAGCCACCAGATGCTTTCCATCCGGAGTCGCCAGATATGACAAGGAGCCAATCTTTCAGAATAATCTTCTTGTTTACAATGGCATGTATTACCAGATCGGAGAGGAACACAAGGAGTTCTGTGCAGAGAAAACGCAGGATGAAGACTATTATGTGCTGACACTGGCAGCTATTGCAAAGGAACTGGACGGGAAAGGAATGAACCGGGCAAAGGTGCATATCGCAGCCGGACTTCCTCTTACCTGGGTTGTTACACAGAAAGAAGATTTCCAGAAATATCTTCTCCAGAATGAACGTGTGGATTTTACATTCCGCAATAAAGAATATCATGTGGAGTTTGCAGGAGCTGATATTTACCCACAGGGATTTGCAGCAACCTTTTACCGCTTACAGGATTTTAAGGGCATCAATATGCTGGCAGACATTGGAAATGGGACTATGAATATCATGTATATCAATAATTCCCGTCCATTAGAGAAGAAATGCTTTACAGAGAAATATGGAACACACCAGTGTGTGCTTGCAGTCAGGGAATCTTTGTTGAAAGAACTGGGCACAGTGGTGGATGATCTGGTGATTGAGCAGGTGATCCGTACCGGGACAGCGGATATTGGTGAGAAATATCTGACAGTTATTCGTAAAGCTGCCGGAGATTATACGAAAGAAATCTTCCATAAGCTGAGAGAACGGGAATATAATCCAGAACTGATGCGTCTGTATGTGGTCGGCGGTGGCAGTTGTATGATCCAGAATTTTGGAGAATATGACAAGAGCCGGGTGACAATTGTACGGGACATCTGTGCCACAGCGAAAGGCTATGAAGCAATGACCGTAAGGAAGATCCAGAGAAACGGAGGGATGCTTGTATGAGAAAAGAACGGAAAATCATCAATACAAATATCCGTTTGAACCTTTGTGATGAACAGGACAGGCAGGCATGGGAATATTTGCAGACGATGGACAGGAAAAAATATAAATCGTACACCAGAGCAGTTGTAGTTGCTTTAAACGATTATTTTTCCAGAGAGTACAGGAATGAAGCAGATCCGTATCTGGAAACCAGAGAAAAGGAAGATGCATTTCTGGAAAGAGTGGAAACAGCTGTCCGGGATGGGGTGAAAGAATCTGTCCCGATGGCTATAGCGAAGAATCTGATGGAAATGCTTGTACCGTTTGTAAAAGAATCGGTGGGAGAAATTAATTTGCCGGACAGAACACTAACAATGGAGAAAACGGATGAAGAGATCGCAGAAGATAATCTGGACTGGGAGAAAGAAGCTGATATGGATGCAGCACTGGATTTTGCAGACAGTTTTTAGATGGTTATGAAATAGCAGTAACAGGAAAACAGACTGACAGTAAGGAATAGCTTTACAAAAACAGAATAGCAGAAAAAGACAATGGCAGTGGTGGCATTTCAGACATTATGAATTGGAGGAATGTTTATGACTGCTATTTTTATGTCTTTTAGCAGAAATGGAAAGAGATCCAGAAAAAGAAAGACAGAAATAACAGGAAAATATAACAGAAAGGCGTTGGCAGATGGGTGGATTGAACAAGCAAGGCGAAGAAAAGAATAGAGTGCCGGATACGGCACATGATTGTCCGATACTTCGCATTGGAGTGCTGCAGGAACAGCCTGTTTCAGAAAGAGAAAATCTATCGAAATGGGAGCTTTTCCATTTCTTCCACAGTCTGTCCCTGCACCACAAAACCACCGTCATCTCCATTTTGATCTGATAACGTAGGGTGGAAAATATGGCTTGGTGGGTGTCGGTTCAGTGGTGGGGAGATGACAGGCAAGTTTCGCAAAGTGGCAAGCCACTCTGCACCGGAGCCAGCCTTTGGGCTGTTCCTAAACTTGCCAGAGGGCTCCGCCCCTTGGAACCCCGGCACGTCAATGGCGTAAGTATTCCTGCGAAATGTCCACCGGACATTCCTACGGAACATTTACTGATTGACTAGGACTTGTCTCCGCTGCCGCTCCGGTCGGTGCAAAGCTGACGTCCACTGGACGTCATGCACCCTGCACCCACCAAAGGAGCATTGTCTTCGCTCCACTTCGGTCGGTGCTAAACGGACATCCACTGGATGTCCAGCATCCTTATGGAATCCCTTTATTGGTTTATCAGTCAGAATATCGTATCAGTCAATAAAGAATGAAAATTAAGCAAAGAAAGGAGCCGAAAGCCTATGAGAAAACGAAATCATACAGTAACCATACGAATGAATAAAGCAGAATACGATCTGCTTCAGAGTAAGGTCAAAGAATCCGGAAGAACACAGCAGGAAGTTGTGATAAAAGCAATCGCAGATTTGAAAATAGTATCTGCAGAGGAAGTGGAAGAACTGAAAAGACTGAACCAGATGTTTGCAGACATCCTTTGTCAGCTCCGGGGAGCGACTACAAATATCAATCAGATTGCAAGAAAACTGCATACAGATGGAGAAATCCCAAACGACAGTATGTTATATTTCCTCAATAAAAATGTCCTCAAGTACCGGAAGGAGAGTGAAAGAATATGGCGGTTAATAAGACGATTAATAAGCGGACAAATACACATGGAGCAATGAGAAATTGTATCGAATATGTTTTACGACAAGACAAGACCGGCGAACTGCTTACCTATGTAACAGGCCCGTACTGCCATGATGAGATTAACTATGATCTGGTGTATAGAACCTTTTTAGAAGAAAAGAAGATGTGGAATAAAGATTCTGGGAGAATGTATGCTCACAACATTATTTCCTGGCATAAGGACGAGCAGATTACTCTGGAGCAGGCGTTTGAATTTGGAAAAGAGTTTGCAGAAAAATGGTTTAGTGGATTCCAGACGTTAGTAGCTGTGCATAAGGATAAAGAGCATATTCACTGCCATCTGGTTACCAATTCAGTGAGTTATGAAGATGGGAGAAAGCTGCATAATACCAGAAACGATCTGGAACGTATGAAACAGCTTACCAACCAGATGTGCCGGGAACGTGGACTGACAGTTGCCGAGAAAGGAAAGCACTTTGATGGAAGCCAGATTGAAAAAGGGGAAGTCATTGCGTGGAGCAAAGATAAATATAACCTGTTCCGTCAACAGGTAAAGGACAGTTTTGTAGCGGACTGTGCAATGGCGGTATTAAAGGCACTGGAAAATTGTATCAGCAAAGAAAAGTTTATAGAAAAAATGAAACAGTTTGGATGGAACGTAAACTGGACAGAGAAACGGAAGCACATCACTTTTCAGAACCAGGATGGAAAGAAAGTGCGTGACAGCAATCTGTCTAAAACATTTCATCTGGATATCAGTAAGGAGGGATTGGAGAATGAATTTAATGGAAATAGGGAAAAATCCAGAGTTGCAGCCGACAGAGACAGCAGAGCAGCCGAAGAACTCAGAAACTATTACAGAGAGCTTGACGCAGCCATCACAGACACCAGAGGAATCACCGATCAAGCTCAAAGTGGAGAGGGATATTCTTGTACAGAGTTTCGAGAAAGCGAAAGAGTTCATGCGAACACAGAAAAAGCAGATACAGACACTGGAAGAAGAGAAACGGATGATCTTATCCGACAGGCAGAAATTGCGAGAAGAAGTTCGGAAATCAACCGTAGAAATTCAGCGTCTAACAACAGAACTGTCCGAAACGCAGAAGCTGAATCAATCGCTTCAGCAGAGCAACGACGATCTGAGGAACAGGAATGGTTTGAAGAGCAGGAAAGAGCAAGAACAGCTCGAAGAAGAAATAAAAGACGTTCGGGACCAGAACTCTAAACTGCAGATACAGGTGAATAAATCATCTGTTGAAGCAGTAGATGAAGCACAGAAGAAACAAAAAGAAGCAGAGAAAAAGATGGAACAGGCAGAAACAAAGGCCCGTAACGAAAAGAAACGGGCAGAGATGGAAATCCGTAAAGCGAAAAAAGAAGTAAAAGCCAGAACCGAAAAAATGAGGGATACGGAATATTTTTGGGGAATGGGATACATTACGGTAATCCTGTTTGTAATTATACAGAACGGTGCTTTTCAGAATGATTTCATAGATTTTTTCAGGACTCCATTCATGTGGTATTTTCAATTTTGTGAATGGTTGGCACATCCAACCTATGATAACGGATTTAACCAGAAAATAGCATATACATGTGGAGAAGCATGGGTTATCAGAATTCTGGCAATCGTAGCGGTCCTTCTCATAGTGGTAATTATAATGGCGATAATTATGGAAATAATAAAGATATACAAAAAAATGTGGGATAAAATTTCACAGATGTTTTTAATCGGAAGTCTTTCGGGGATAGCAGTGCTTGGAGATGTAATTAGAGAATATCTGCCAGTGAATTTGATTTTGACATTTGGATTTATCAATGTGGGAATCATGCTGCTTAAAATGTATTTTCAGAAGAAGTTTGAAGAAAAAAGCCTGTATGCTGATAATCACTATGATTAGGAAAATACAAAAGCCGATAACCATAGTTCAAAGAACTGTGTTTTATCGGCTCTGCGGCTGTGCGTCTGGCGTTTTAATAGCAGTCATATGGAATTGTGCAATGTTGATTAGGCATTTGCTTTTGCACTTCGAACAAAAGAGTGGGAAAGTTTTTTAATAGACAGTATCTTCTCGGATTTTGTCACGGGTTTTATTTCCGCAGACAAGGCAACGCACCCACTCGACACTTACTTTTATTTGCACCTCTACTTTTATTTTTTCCTTGAGTATCCTATAACACTAACAAAATACGATGAAACTACTATACCCAAAGCAAAAATAGCAATCAACATAGGATTTTTAACCAAATTTTGAGTAACGTATTTCATATCTTTTGATATTTTGCTTACGAAAAAGATAACGAGAAGTGTGCAAATCATTCTCACATACTGAACTCTCATATAGCCAAACCACTGTGCTATTGCTAAACATATAGAACACCATAAAACAGGTAATGCTATTGCAATGGCGATAGAAAAACCAAACTGGCTAAGTGTAAAATTATGATAAACCACATAACGAATGATATAAATGATAACTGTACCCATTATACTAATCGGAACAAGAAGCAAGCTAGTCAAATACTTACTGAAAATGATTTGGTACTTACTCATCGGCAAGGTTAATTCATATTGTTTCCATGAAGTCAATCCATCATAGGTCATGGTCATCATTAAGTGCATACCGATAAAAAGTGAAAAAAAAGCCGATGACATAATTGAGTAAACTTCATTCTTTCCGAAGAATGAAATTGCTATTACAAAAAAATACATTACAAAAATGACTTTTTTATTCATTTTCTTCATAAGCAATAAATCCTTAAAAACCAATCCTTTCATTTGACACCTCCTTTGATATAGAACAGCATAATGTCCTCAATAGAAGCATTATCAATAATTAGATTTTTGTATCTTTTTTTTGCAGCTACTTTGTCATGTATTAAGCATTCCACGCTAAGATTTGTTTCTCGACAACATATATAGTCATCTGGCGAAACAGTATTAAATTCTGATTTTTTACAGCGTATAATTCCATAATTATAAATAAGGTCATCTTTCTTTTCCTCAAAAATAATTTTTCCATTATGAATCAGAATTACATAGTCAGCAACCTTTTGTATGTCAGAGGTTATATGTGTAGAGAACAAAATAGAGTGTTCTTCATCTTGAATAAATTCTAAAAAATATCCAAAATTTCATCTCGTACAACAGGATCTAACCCTGTTGTTGCTTCGTCTAAAATCAGAATCTGGGGTCTATGCGATAGTGCACAAATAATTGACAATTTCATCTTCATACCTTTTGAAAGTTGCCCTATTGATTTATTTAATGGAACATCAAGGCGTTTCATATATTCTTCAAACAAATTCATATCCCATGTTTTATAAGATCCCGAAAGGATTTGGGCAATATCTTTTGCATTTAAGACGGAATGGAATTTACATTCGTCAAAAACAACACCAATGTTTTCTTTATGCAAATAAGAATGATTTTGTTTACCCAATATTCTTATTTCACCCGCATCCAACTTTAACTGGTCTAAAATTAAATTGATAGTTGTACTTTTTCCAGCACCATTTTCTCCTATGAAACCCACAATACGTCCTGTAGGAACTGTAAATGAAATATGATCTAACATAAAATCATCAAATTTTTTAGTCACATTTTTTACAACAATACTGTTCTGTTCCATAATTCCACCTCTCATTCTTCAAAAAATAGTTTTAGAATATTAGCCATTTGCTCATAGCTGATACCATGAGTACGACCGATTATAGCAACCTTTTCTAAAAGTTCTTCTGCTATTCGTAGTTGTTCTTCTTGAATAAATTCTTTATTTGGTGATGCAACAAAACTACCTTTTCCCGATACGGTTTCGATAAACCCATCTCGAGTTAAATCTTCGTAAGCTCGTTGAACAGTAATAACACTTATATGCAGGTCTTTTGCCAGTGCACGCATGGAAGGCAGGGCTTCTCCGGCAGATAGGGTACCATTCATGATTAAACTCTTAATCTGCATAGCAATTTGTTCATAAATAGGCTTATCACTACTATTACTTATGATAATTTCCATTCTAACTTCCTCTCACCACCTTCTGATATATGCGTACTTATACGATATGTACAGTGTATATGATAGTGTCAGAAATGTCAATAAAGTAATCCTACAATTCATTAAAATATACCATATAAAGTTTTCAAAAAATCAGCGTAGTCCAACCTGTCAACCGGCATAATAAGGTTATTTCTTTGTGCAAATCAGCACGATAATGATAGGATGAGCGATGATGAATTAGAACTTCTGGCTCCATGGAACGAAATTGTCAAAGCTGAAATCGAACGTCGTGCAAACGAATCAAATCAATCATATGTGAATTGTCAAGGTGCTCTGGCTACTGAAAAGTAGTCGGGGATTTTTTCTATCATATCTAAAAATTAAGCGCTTAACATATATTCAGATTGGCAGTGAAGTAGTTGCTAAAGAATATCCAGATAAGGTGATGCATTTGAGAAAATTGCAGGTATAGGACAACTGATACAAAGAATATGTTGGAAAAGAGGTGAGCATCATGGTAAATCAGTCAGTAATAGATTCCAGTGTGAATCTGGAGCAGTTAAAGGATATTGAAGACTTAATTCCTAATATAGATAAAGCTATTTCTGAGAAAGTGGAAACTTTTCTGGATAAATCTGGCGATCAGCCGTATGCTCACATGAATGAAGGGTATGTGGTAGTCGTGGAAATGACAGGAGAAATGGATGCTACAGATGCGATCAGTGATTATCTAAGAAAAAGAACGGAGTTGATGTATTAGATGCAAGTCTTGAAAAAATATCTTGCGAAGCTACAGATGTTATGTTAATGTGAGGTCAGGGAAAATGAACGTGATACATGGTTTCTGACTTCAAATTCAATGGAATAAGTAAGTTGGGAGCGATGTAAAATGGAACAGATGCAAATGAATATGCCAGATATATACGATGCTGCATTGTATCTTCGATTATCGAAAGACGATATGGAAGAGGGCAGTGCGAAGTCAGAGAGCAATAGCATTGTAAATCAGAGAGAGTTACTTCGGAGCTTTGTAAAAAGCCAGCCGGATATTCAGATCTTTGATATATATGTGGATGATGGATACTCAGGAGGAAATTTTGACCGACCTGAGTTTAAACGAATGACAACTGACATAGAAGCTGGAAAAGTAAATTGTGTGATTGTAAAAGACTTATCCAGATTCGGAAGAGAATATATAGAAGCCGGGCGATGGATCGAAAAGACCTACCCGGCTTTAAATGTGCGTTTTATTTCAGTTACAGACCAGTTTGATAGCAAAACAGCAGACTTTTCAGAGAAGTCATTTGTAGTTCCAATCAAAAATTTTGTAAATGAAAGTTATTGCCGGGACATTTCCGGTAAAGTGCGAAGCCACCAGAAAATCAAACGTGAAAAAGGTGAATTTATTGGAGCATTTGCCCCATATGGTTACTGCAAAGATTCGGAGAATAAGAATTGTCTGGTGATTGATTCTTATGCAGCGGATATTGTAAGAAAAATATTTTCGTGGAAAATTGATGGATTCAGTCTTGGGGCAATCGCAGAAAAACTGAATGTACGTCATGTGCAGTCACCAAAGGAATATAAAAGGGCAAATGGTGAAAATTACAATTCCGGATTTCATAGTTCAGATACACCGAAGTGGTCGGCAGTGCAGATCAAAAGGATTCTGACCAATGAGGTTTACATTGGAAACATGGTACAGGGCAAGCAGGAACGAATCAGCTATAAAGTAAAGCAACGCCTGGATAAACCAGAATCAGAGTGGGTGAAAGTAGAAAATACGCATCCGGCAATTATCAGGCAGAATGATTTTGATGTGGTTCAGAAGTTACTCCAATATGATGGCAGGGCATCGAAAACATCAGACAGTGCAAGCTTTTTTTCGGGATTTGTGTTTTGCGGAGATTGCAAGACACCGATGATACGCAGGGTAAATCAGTATAAGGGGAAGAAAAAAGCTTTTTATATCTGCCAGACAAAGAATAAAGGTGGAGATTGTACCAGACACAGTATTCCGGAAGAGGTGCTGAAAAGGATTGTATTGAAAGAGATTCAGGCATATACAGCACTTTTTATAGACTATCAGATGATTATGGAAGAACTTTGTGAGATGCAAGTCAGTTACGATCAGGTAATCGGTTATGATACACAGATTAGTAAGTTGCAGGAAGAATATAACCGTTATTACAGTCTGAAAGCATCTTTGGGTGATGACTTGAAAGAGGGACTGATCAGCAAAGAGGAGTTCGATGATTTTCGGGAAAGTTATGGGAGAAAATGTGAAGAACTGGAGCAGATGATTGAGAATCAGAAAAAGCTGATAAAGCAAATGTTTGAGGGTGGAGTGTCTGCAACCGTTCAGTTGGAGGACTGGAAGAAATCACTGAAAATCAAAGAATTGGATCGCACATTGCTGGCACTGACCGTAGATAAAATCTATATTTATGAAAACAAGCAAATTAAAATTCACATCCGCTATCAGGATATGATTGAGAAGATGAAAGTCATAAGACGGTTTTATGCGGAACACAGGACAGAGTGCAGGAAAGAGGTGGGATAAATGGCAAGAACAGCAAAAAGATATAAGAAAAACACAGAGAAGAAGATTCCTGGTATTCCGGTATGTATGGCTGCAATTTATGCCAGATTATCCGTAGACAATGATGAAAAAAAGTCAGAATCTATTGAAACACAGGTTACGCTGATAAAAGAATTCATTCAGAAGCACAATGAAAATCCGGACAAAGAGTATGAGATTGCTGTATATGATATTTATTCTGATTTGGGAAAAACCGGAACAAATTTTGACAGACCGGGATTTGAACGGATGATGAATGATGTCAGGGCAGGTAAAATAAACTGTATTCTGGTAAAGGATTTCTCACGATTTGGAAGAAATTACATTGAAACTGGTAACTATCTGGAAAAGATTCTTCCTTTTATGAAAGTGCGATTTATTTCTGTATGTGACAACTATGATTCATTTGCACCGGGTGCTAAGAATCAGGAATTATCCATGAATATCAAGAATTTGGTGAATGATGCTTATGCAAAAGACATTTCCGCAAAAGAACGGGCGGCGAAACGTATTGCACAAAAAAACGGTGAATATGTGGGATCTACAGCTCCATACGGATATTGTGTGGAAAAGATAAATGGAATTTGTAAGTTGATTGTGGAACCGGAAGCTGCAAAGATTGTCCGCAGGATTTTTGAAGAATATGCTTCGGGAGATGGCATACAGAGCATTATTGACAGGCTGTTTGAGGATAGGGTACATCGGATTTCGGACTATAACCAATATCATCATGTGTACTGTCAGGATGGAGAGAATCTTCATCAGTGGGGAAATTCTTCGATACGTGCGGTTTTAAATCGAAATAATTATTATGGTGATCTGGTTCAGAGAAAATACGAATCCAGATTTCAAAGAGGTGAAAAATGGTGTGACATACTGGACCAGAGTCAGTGGATTATTACGCCAAATGCTCATGAGCCGATTATCAGCAGAGAACTGTTTGACAAAGCACAGGTCAGGTTAAAAGTAGCACAACAGAAAGCAACAAAAACTACAGTAGGATGGGAAGAGGATGAAAGAGCATTTTACAATGTATTGTATTGTGGAGATTGTAAGCGAAAAATGTGTACACGTAGATACAGAGGCAATGTGTATTACTTTTGCAATGCTGCCTGGTATCGGGATGAAAGAAAATGTAGTCACAAATCTATTTCCGAAGAGAAGCTGCAGAAAATTGTCCGTTCAGAGCTGACCAGACAGTTTCAGTTATCTGACTTACGGAAAAAGGATATGTCTGCTATAAGCAGTGCAGTATTTCTTACCAAAATCAAAGAAATTCAAGCAGAGATCAGGAAACTGGATGCAGATATGGAAAGACGTTCAGAAAAACTGGCACAGGCATTTATGCAATATAAAGAGGGCGAACTTTCCAAAGAAGCCTATATAGAAATGAAAGATGACCGTAATAACTGGAAAGTGTTCTGTGAAGAGAGGAAGAAGTCTCTGGAGCAGACTATACGTAAACTGGAAAAACAGCAGAAAAAAGAAGCCAGATTTTTACGAAGTCTGTTGGAACTGGATGGGACAACCAGAATCAATGCGGAACTTGCGGAGAGCCTGATTGAAAGTATGTATCTATATGGTGATAACAGACTGGAAATCAACTTCGGGTTTAAGGGGGCGGTAGAATATGAGTAATCAGAAACTGATTATTGGATATTACCGTCTTTCCATGGAAGATGATTCAGAGGGAGAAAGCAACAGCATTATCAATCAGAGAAAACTGGTAAAAGATTATATTTCCAATATTCCGGAACTGGCTTCTATGCCATTTCAGGAGTTCTACGACGATGGATATTCTGGTTCTAGTATGGAGCGTCCGGCAATTAAACAGGTTTTGGAGCTTGCCAGAGAGAATAAAGTGCAGTGCATTGTGGTAAAAGATTTTTCACGTTTTGCCAGAAACTATATTGAGATGGGAACTTATCTGGAGCAGATTTTTCCATTCCTGGGAGTACGATTCATTTCTATCTCAGACCGATATGATTCTAAAGATTATAAAGGAAAGAGTTCAGACATCGAAGTACAGTTTAAAGGATTGATCGCAGACTTCTATGTGAAAGATCAGTCTGTAAAGGTAAAGGCAGCAGTCAACACCAGACGGGGAAAAGGTGAGTATTGTTGTGGTTCTGCACCTTATGGGTATCGAATCAATCCAGAAAATAAGAAAGAACTGGTGATTGTAGAGGACGAAGCGGAAGTGATTCGCAGAGTATTTGAACTGACCAATCAGCGATATTCAAAGATGGAGATTTGTCGGTTGTTTAATGAAGAGGGGGTACTGACTCCCTTGCAGTCTATGAGTAGACGACAGAAATCAGACAGCAAGAAAGCTGCATCAAGAGGACTGCAGTGGACGAGTGATATGATACGGAAGATTGTGGATGATAAAACTTATATAGGCTGTATGGTCTATGGAAAAACAAAGATTCCAGATCCCGGAACTGGGAAAGAAGTACCGGTACCGAGAAATCAGTGGAAAGTGATGGAAAATCATCACGAGCCGATTGTATCAAAAGAAGTTTTTGAAAAAGCACAGTCCCTTCAGATCAGATACACCAAGAAAAGCAAATTTGACAGGGAAACAACACTATTAGGTGGCTATGTAAAATGCGGGAATTGTCGCAGAAGCCTGACTTCAAGCAGTCCGATTCATGGTCATATTCTTTATAGCTGTGCTTACAGTAAAGGAAAAGAAGATACAGGATGTTTCGCCGGGAAAGCGGATAACAAAATGCTGGAGCATATCGTGCTGGCAGAAATAAAGGCTTACTTACGTCAGAATATCAGCCAAGAACAGATGCAGCAATCCATGAGAAAACAGCATGAGGACAGTATAGAAGCCTATAAGACGGAAAGTGCAGATTGTGAAAAGTGTCAAGAACAAATAAAAATCCAGAACCGCCAGAACTATGAGAAGTATCACGAGGGACAGATGAACCAGAACCAGTTTATGGAAGCCAAGAAGCAGTTGGAAGAAGAAAGAGAACGACTGCAGAAACGTGTACAGGAACTGGATGAGTTGATAAACGACGAGAAAGAAATCCTGATGAAAAAGAATGTTCCGGTGGAGCAAATGTTGAAGTATTTAGGCTATGAGAATCTGACACGAGAGATGCTGGAAGAATATGTGCAGGGAATATATGTGTATGATGACGGGAGAGTGGGGGTGGAGTATAAATAGCAACAAATTAGCATATAATAACAATAAAATTGTTGATAAAAAGCAATAATGATGTATAATTATATAAAGAAATGGAAAGGAGATGCAAAAAAAATGTTGTTAAACTTTAAAATGGAAAACTTTAGGTCATTTAAAGATGAGACTTTTTTTACAATGCTTTCAAGTAAACAGAAAACGCATAATGATTATGTGATAGATAAAAGTGTAAATGGTAATAAGTTAAGAGTATTACCAATGACTGTCATTTATGGAGCAAATGCATGTGGAAAATCCAACATTGTGTTGGCAATGGATATATTAAAAAAAATGGTTATGAAAGGAACCTTAAATTGCAAAGAGCTGGAATCTTATAAAAGTATGTTATCTTTTATTAGAGATACAAGTTGGTATGATCCGGTTTCTTTAGAAATTACATTTTCCACTCAAAATAATATTTATAGATACGGAATTAAGTTTACGGATATTGATGTATATAAAATTGAAGAAGAGGTTCTTTATGTTAATGATGACTTGTTCTTTTCACGAGATGATGAAAATCAAATTTATGTGGATGTAAAGAAATTAGTAAGAAAAGGTTATATTAATAAGGATGATGCGGATTTTTCTGAACGCTTGATTCACAAATTGAACCAGACATTGGATAAACAAAAGTTAGTTGTAGCAGGTGCAATTAGCAATTTGTTTGATAAAAAATATTTTGAGGATTTTAATTTATGGTTTGAAAAATTTAATGTTATTATGAATGCAAATGACATGAATTTTAGACAAAAAGACTTAAAGACGATATTTAATAAAAAACCAGATAAAGATATTCGTAGAAATATTTTCGAAAGTGCCTCAGTTAAAGAAGTTATGAATATAGCTGAGTTTGGAAATCAAAAAATTGGATTTATGGCAGAAACAGATAATGATGAATTATCTATGTGTTCAATGTATCAAGTACCATTAAGAAAAGATGAGCAACCACAAAAAAAATATGCAATATCCATGATTGTAGATTCAGAGCTGATGGAATCGAGAGGAACTATCCATTTGATTAGATTGTTACAACCGTTTATAGATGTTTTAGATAATGGCGGGGTCATTGTTTTGGATGAAATGGATGCTTCATTGCATTTTGAAATTGTTGTATCGCTGATAAGAATTTTTAACAATAAAGATATCAATAAAAATAATGCTCAGTTAATTTTCAATACGCATAATCCAATATATTTAGACGGTGAATTGCTTAGACATGATCAAATTGTAATGGTTGAAAAGCGAAGGAATGATATGGTGAGCGAGATATATTCTTTAGCAGATTACAAATTACGTCCAGAAGAAAGAATATTAAAAAATTATTTGAATGGAAAATATGGAGCATTGCCACATATGGATTTGGAAATTGCATTTAAGCACATATTGGAAAGAGAGGCGAATAATCTTGAATCGTCCAAAGAACAATAAAATACGAAGACCACAATTCCTCTGCATTGTAGGATGTGAGGGAAAAAACCAGGAAAGAATATATTTTGATAAAGTAGCAGAATTAGTGAATTGCGTTGAAGAAAGAACGCATGATTTAGTATTTGATTATGCGGAACCATATGGCGGAAATCCTAAGTGTGTGGTAGAACGAACTATTCAGAAATCTATTGGTAAGGAAAACAAAGTATCTGTTTTTGATTATGACGGAAAAAAGGATAAGTATGAAGAAGCAATAGATTTGGCAATAGAAAATAAGATTGAATTAGGATATACAAATTATTGTTTTGATTTATGGCTAATTCTTCATAAAGAAGACTATTTTGATATAGTACAAAATCAGGATGCATATGCTGATAAATTACGACAAGTTTTTGGGTTAGCAGCAGATGCAAACATAAAAAAAGAAAAAAGGGTAACGGAAATAGTCAATCAAATCGGATTATCTGATATAAAGAATGCAATTCAAAGGGGTAAAAAAATATCAGAGGATAATCAGGGTAAAGAGGCAAATAAAACGCCAAAAGAAAACAGATATTATGATAATCCAGATACGCAAATGCATGTGTTGCTACAATTTTTATTTGCGAAAGTAGGAATAAATATTGACGCATTAGGATAGAAAAGATGTAGCAATGACGTTACATCCTCCCCACCTACTTTGTGACAATTATATAACGTCCTCTATACAGAAATATGCGGTTTTAAGCCATTTTGGTGGCAAAAGAGCCGCATATTTTTTGTAGCAATGACTTGACATCCTCGGGGGCACTTTGTTTGGGGAATAGTTTTCCAAAATGAAAATGTTGTAGGTATGAGGAAAACATGCTATGGTATGTATACAATGCGTAAAGAGGAGCAGAAAAAATGAAGTACGAACATATCACAGAGGGCCGTTTCATAGAGCGTCCCAATCGGTTTATTGCACATGTGGAGATCAATGGGCAGGTGGAAACGGTTCATGTAAAGAATACAGGCAGGTGCAGGGAGCTTCTGATCCCGGGTACACAGGTTTTTCTGGAAAAGAGCAGCAATCCGGCGAGAAAGACAGCCTATGATCTGATCTGCGTAAATAAAAAGGGCAGGGGCCTGATCAATATGGATTCTCAGATTCCCAATAAAGCAGCACTGGAGTGGGTAAAGGCAGGACATCTTTTTCCGGAAAAGGTTCAGGTAACGCCGGAGAAGACCTATGGAAATTCCAGATTTGATCTTTACGTCTGTTCAGAGAAACGTAAGGCTTTTATAGAAGTGAAAGGTGTCACTCTGGAATCTGACAATATAGCACGATTTCCTGATGCACCTACAGAAAGAGGTGTGAAGCATCTGAAAGAGCTGATCCATTGTATGCAGGAAGGATACGAAGCCTATCTGCTTCTGGTGATCCAGATGAAGGGAGTTGACAGGTTTGAGCCCAACTGGGAGACTCATCGGGAATTTGGAGAAACATTACAGGAAGCGGAAAGGGCAGGAGTGCATATTTTGGCCTATGACTGCCTAGTAGAACCTGACAGAATGGAAATTCAGGATCCGGTACCTGTATGCCTTGCTTCTGACTGGAAATAAAAAAGTATTCCCGCAATCAGCAGGTCCTATTCAAAAATTGCGATGACTGCCAATGCTTTTGAAGAAGACCGTAAAAAGGCAATCAAAGCGGGTATGAACGCTCATATTGCCAAACCAATCAGTGTAGATATAATTCTGGAAAATCTGGAGAGAATGCGCCAAAACAGAAAGTATTTTAATGAACCTGCTGAGAAGAGTTAAAAACTTTTCAGCAGGTTTTAATTTATCCAAAAAATTACATGCATACTGTCAGAAGTGCTAGTGTAAATATCTGAGCGTTCACGTATAATGTAGATAAACAAAAAATCTTCTCACAAAATTAAGTAAAAAAGAGTCCGAGGAGTACATTAAAAAAGAAAGGAGATGTTTGTATGAGTAAAAAAATGAGGTTGTGGATGGCAGGAACAGTAGGAGTCTTAATGGCAGGCTTTATGAGCGTAAGTGTTTATGCCCTTGAAGAAAAGGATGTTATTGGAACCTGGTATGTAAATGAGCTTTCTATGGGCGAAGGTGCATCCTTTCATCCGGGGGCAATGGGAATGGAAGTGACCGTGGACATTAAAGAAGACGGTAAAATGGAAACAACAAGTTCTGTTTATGGGGAAGAGCCTGAAGTAGATGAATCAGAGTGGAAAATAGAAAATGATAAAATTTTGATGACTCATAATGATCAGACAGGGGAATGCGAGTACAAGGACGGTAAGATAACCTTAACAGCAGATGGAACGACAATGATCCTGAGTCAGGAAAAGGAAGAGTATGAGCCTTATGTACCGGGCAAACCGGTAGAAAATCCAACTATGAAGGATTTTGAAGGAGAATGGAGCTGTACTCTGATGGAAACATTTGGAATGCAGATGCCGGTTAATGCTGACTTTACAGGATTTGAAATGAGTATGTCTGTGGAAGACGGAAAGGCTGAAATTATCTTAATAGAGAGCGGAGAAGAGACAAAAGTAGAACTTCAGGGCGACGTGGAAGGAAACGCACTGGTATTAAAGGCTGTAACAGAGGATGAGGCAGGAACTATGTTTTTCAGTCTTGATAATATGAAGTTCAATTTACTGGATGATGGAAAACTGTGTTTGATAGCAGAAGATGATGCAGAGGAATCTGATGACGGCGAAGAAACAGATGATTCTGAAACAGGTGAAGATGATTTTTCCGTAAAGACATATTTTGAAAAAATAATTGTTACAGAATAAGGTAAAATACTGCCGCACCATTCCGGTGCGGCAATATGGGATTTCAGATAAAAAAGGAGGATAGGGTATGGGATTATTTGATAAGAAAATCTGTGACATCTGCGGGGAGAAAATTGGTTTATTGGGAAATCGAAAGCTGGATGACGGAAATCTGTGTAAGGATTGTGCGAAAAAATTATCACCATGGTTTGAGGAGCGGCGGCACAGTACAGTAGAGGATATCAAACGTCAGCTGGAATATCGTGAAAAAAACAAAAAAGCGGTAATGGATTTTTATATAACCCGTCAGATCAATACCAGAAATTACAATGTTTTTATTGATGATAATAAGGGGAATTTTACTGTTGCGCGGAAACTGGATGTTAATGAAAACCCGGACATAGTTCCTTTATCAGCCATTGTACAGTGCAGGGTTGATGTAGACCAACAGCAGCAAGAGGAAACATATACAAAGGATGGAGAAACTGTAAGTTATCAGCCGCCGGTATATAAATATGAATTTGATTATACTATGCGTATTAAAGTGAGAACTCAGTGGTTTGATGATATGGATTTTCGCCTGAATACTTTTTCCATAAGCAGTGACAAAAGAAGAGAACTGATGGAAGTGGAGCAGACCGCATATCAGATTATTGCGGCACTGACACCAAATGCAGCCGGGATGCAGCCCGGGATGCCCGGAATGAATATGAACGGAGGGATGCAGTCTGGGATGCCGGGAATGAACATGAACGGAGGAATGCAGCAGACGGGAATGTCAGAAACGAACATGACCGGAGGAATGCAACAGAATAACAGTTCGTGGAAATGCCAGTGCGGTGCAGAGAATACCGGAAAGTTTTGTGAATACTGTGGTCAGCCAAGACCGTTTTAAGTAATGATTAAACAGAGTGGACATAATTGTTCACTCTGTTTGTGATAAAAAACTCTGAAAATAGATGATTTCTCTAAAAACTATATGACAAAATGGTGCTTTATAGTATAATTATTACAAAAATGGATTAGAGCGTATTTGAAAAATCATTCCTGCAAATTGTGACGCACATCTTGCGTAAAGCATTTTTCAAACCCGCTCTGGTAAGAGAGGAACTTTCATGACATACAGTAAAAAGAGGACTCTGTCATATGGAGTGATTCTGATAAGTGTGTTGTTGGCTTATTTCTGCAGGCAGGTGAGAACGGAAAATGTTTTTATGAGAAATCTGGCAGATCAGTGTCGTAGCTGTATTTATCTGGGAATGTACTGTGCCTGGGTGATTTATCTGAGAAAACATGTAGTACATAAAAAAACGCGCAGATGCCTGACTGCAATTGGCTGTCTGATGGTATTCTGGTTCTTTGTGCGGACAGTAAAATTTCATATTTTTCATGATCCTCTTGGAGAACATATCTGCTGGTATCTATATTATATTCCCATGATTCTGATTCCGGTTCTGGGTTTGGCAGCAGCAATGTTTTTGGGCGAAAAGGAGGAAGAGAAAACGGTCAGAAAGGTTATAATTTTATTGACCGTGGCAGCGATATTGATCGTAAGTGTTTTTACAAATGATTTGCATCAGCTGGTATTTCGTTTTTCCAAACAGCCCCCATTTTCGGATAAAGATTACAGCTATGGTATTGTTTTTATGGTGATTCAGGGATGGATCTTGATCTGTCTGACAGGGATGGAAATCATTCTGATCAGAAAAAGCAGAATTCCGGGAAAGAAACAGTTCTGGCTGCCGGTGATTCCGGGAATATTACTTCTGGGATGGAATATCGGAAATATACTCCGCCTGCCTTTCATCAAAATCATTGCAGGGGATATGACGGCAGTGTGCTGCCTTTTAATGGCAGCAATTTTTCAGGGTTGTATATTATGTGGATTGATACAGACCAATAATCGATATTTTGAATTATTCCAGACTTCCGGAGGACTGGATGCAGAGATTACAGATTATTCTTTTCTGCGCTATTATCATTCCGGCGATTTTCCCGAGTTGTCGCCTGAACTGCGTAAAATCATAATAGACAGATCATCAGTACAGGAACAGGGAATCCGGATCAACCATATTCCTATAAGGGGAGGACATTTGTTTTGGTCAGAGGATATTTCGGTACTGCTGGATCAGTATCAGGATATTCGGGAACAGCAGGAGGAACTGACTGCCAGAAACCGTCTGTTACAGAAAGCTTATCAGAAAGAGGCTGAGCGGAGAAAGACAGAAGAACAGAACCGTCTGTTAAATATGATACAGAATCAGACTGCCGGTCAGCTGGAATTGCTGTCACAGTTTATGGATGAGCTGGAACGGACAGAATCAAGGGAACAATATGATTGGATTCTCGGTAAAATTGTAGTTGTTGGTACGTATTTGAAGCGGAGAAAGAATCTGGTGCTGACACAATATGCATCAGATGGAAATCTGCTTACAATGGAAGATCTCAGACAAAGCCTGGCAGAATCCTGTGACAGCTTAAAATTATGCAGGATTCGGGCTGCTTACTACGTGGAAAATGTGGATGTGCGGCTGAATGCAGATGATATACTAAAATGCTATGACATCTTTGAATGGCTTGTGGAACGATTGGTTGATACCATGCAGTCTGTTTTTTACCGTGTGTCGCAGATTGATGATGCCTTGCGGGTTTCAGTTCATATTGTATCAGAGGCGGATCTGCGTGGATTCATATCGGAAAGGCCGGAATTAAAAGTGCAGCAGGAAGATGAAAACGAATGGTTTATTAGTTGTATCGTCTTCAGAAAGAGAGGCGGAAGATGATCAGTTTTGTGGAATGCAGTATGGCAATACAGAATGTTCTGATGATTCTTCTTGAAATCTGCATGATTCTGGAATTAATCCTCCTGCTGGTAAGAATCACCTGCTTTTCCGGGAAAAAGAAAATCGTAACGGTAGTGGCTGTCTTTGTAGTTTCCTTCATGTTCATGGGCGCTCTGATGAATGATCACAGATATTGCCTGGGAGAAAGTTCCTATCAGCCAATGCTTCAGGGTTATCCGGTCAGTGTTTTAATGACGGTGGTTATAGGATTATTGCTTTATCTTTGCTGGGCAATCCGGAGCGAGAGGCGCAGATATCATCATTCTCTGTCTTACTGGTCTATAAATGAGGCTGTGAATGATGTCCCCTGTGGGGTATGTTTTTCGGATCCTCTTGGAAGGATTGTTTTGTGTAATACCAAGATGCAGGAACTGAGCAGAATCATGACAGGTTCTTATTTGCAGGATTATGAGGTATTAAGGAAAGCAATGAGTGGGGAACCTGAATCGGAAGGTCTTCGCAGATTGAGCAAAGACAGTAATGTGTTTTATTTTCCTGATGGTTCTGTCTGGGTGTTTCAGGAATATGGTCTGCAGGAGCCGGATTGTGCAGGATATCTGCAGACAGTGGCAGTTAATGTATCACAAATTTATTACAATGGTGAAAAAATCAGGGCAAACAATGAAAAGCTGGAAATCCTGAATCATAAGCTGGAGGAAATG